TAATTGGAAACCAAAAGAATTTACACCAGATGGTAGAGCTAAAGTTGATGATGAAATTTTAAAAGAGTTAGAGTGGCCAGAAGCTAAAGTGTTATCAAGGTATTTTATGATACAAAAACGTATAGCTCAAATAGCAGAAGGTAACAATGCTTGGTTAAAACTAGAACGTAATAATAGATTATATGGTTCTATAAATACTAATGGTGCTATTACAGGTAGAGCTACACATAGTAATCCAAACTTAGCACAAGTACCTGCGGTAATTTTAGAATATGGACCAGAGTGTCGTTCATTATTTTGTGCAAGTGAAGGTTATGTTTTAGTTGGAGCTGATATGTCACAAATAGAATTACGAGTATTAGGACATTATATGTCAGCTTATGATAATGGCGAATATGCTGATGATGTTATTAATGGTGACATACATACACGAACACTACAAGCACTAGGTTTGAAACAAGAAGAAAGATGGCTTGCAAAGCGATTTATGTACACTTGGCTTTATGGAGGTGGAGGCAAACGACTTGGCGAAGTAATGGGTGTAACAACAGAAGAAGGTTTTAAATTAAAAGATAAGTTTTTAAAAAAGATACCTGCATTAAAACAGTTAGTAACTAAAGTACAAGAAGTTGCAGCTAACGGAGAGATTGGTGCACTTGATGGTAGACGAATATTTTGTAGGTCACAACATAGTGCATTAAATAGTTTATTACAAAGTGGTGCTGCAATAGCTAGTAAGTATTGGATAGCTGAGTGTGAATCATTTTTAAATGATGATTGTAAATTAGTTGCATGGATTCATGATGAATTAATATTAGAAGTTAAAAAAGGTAAAGAAGATTTTATTAAACAAGAAGTAATAAAAGCTATCGAAAGAGCTGGAGTTAGATCTAAACTAAGAGTTCCACTTACTGGAGATAGCAACATTGGCCATACCTGGAAAGCAATACATTAGTAGAAATTTAAGCGGTAGAATTTTAACACGTGGTTATACAGAAAATGGTTGGACTTATTTAAATTTGCGAACCCGTAAAAATAGAGTTTCTGAACGTTGGGTTAAATCTAGTTACTTTAAAATTATTTGCATAACGCAAGCTTGGCAAGCATCACAGCGCAGAGCTAAAATAAAAAAATTAAAACATACAATTACGTTATTACAGGTTATTAAGTTATATCCTAAAGATCACAAATGCCCTGTGTTTAAAACACCATTAGTATTTGGTGGTGGTCTAAATAAATTTTCCCCGTCATTAGATAGAATTAACAATTCAAAAGGTTACGTTAAAGGTAACGTACAATGGATTTCAGCACGAGCTAATACTCTAAAACGAGATGCGACTGCAGAAGAACTATACACACTTGCAAACTACATATCAACAATCAACAAAACAACAATATGAAAAATGTATTATTAATAGATGGTGACATACTAGCTTATACTATAGCTAGTAATAGTGAAAAAGCTATAAACTGGGGTGATGACTTCTGGACATTACACACAGACTTTAATGAGTGTAAAAGTAAAGTAGAAGATTATTTAAAAAATATAACTAATAATTTTAGTGCTAAAAAACTTTATATATTTTTATCTGATACTAATAATTTTAGAAAACAAATATATCCAGCATACAAATTAAACAGAACTAATAAAAGAAAACCAACTTGTTTACGCGAAATAAAAAGGTATCTGTTTGAACAACACGAAGCTATTAGTGAGCCTAGATTAGAAGCTGATGATTTAATGGGTATATTTGCTACTGATCCAAATATTAAAGGTAATAAAATAATTGTATCTATAGATAAAGATTTAAAAACTATACCAGGAAATATATCTATAGATTTAGAAACAGTAGAAAAGATAACTAAAAAGAAAGCTAAATACAATCATGCTTTACAAACTTTGTGCGGTGATAGTGTTGATAACTTTCCAGGAGTGCCCGGTGTTGGACCAGTAAAAGCAGCTCAAATACTTAATACTAAAAATTTGTGGTCAGCAATAGAAGAGTCTTTTATTAAAGCTAAGTTAACAAAAGAAGATGCACTACTACAAGCAAGACTAGCTTACATATTGCAGCATGGTGACTATGATTTTAAATCTAAAAAGATAAGAATGTGGAGGCCAAGTGTCTAATCCAACAGATCCAAAACACTACAATCAATTAAAAATCCAACCAAGAGATTACATAACAGCTAATAAACTTGATTATAATGAGGGTAATGTTGTCAAATATGTTTCTCGTTGGCGTTCAAAAAATGGTTTAGAAGATTTATTAAAAGCTAAAAATTATTTAGACTATTTAATAAAAACCGAACAAGCTAAAAAATCTAACAAATAGTAGCATGTTTAGATAAAAATAAACAATTTATGGCTAAAAACGAAGAGTTTACGTTACCACTTAAAACAGACGATTTGATTAAGGAATTAGACAAATTATTTCCAGATCAATGTGCTGATTTAAAAGAAAGTGAACGAATGATATTTTTTAAAAGTGGTCAACGATCGGTTGTAGATTTTTTAAAATCAAAACAAACAGACAATATATTAAAAAGGAAATAAATTATGTGTGCACCTAGAAGACCTAAAATGCCAGCACCACCACCACCAGCTCCGGCTCCGGTTCCTACACCAGTAGCAGATACGAAAGTACCTGAATTAGACCTAGCTATTGAGACTGAAGGTCAAGAAAATGCTAAGAAGAAAAAAGCTAAAAAACTTGGCAAGAAGTCTTTAAGAACTGATGTGATGACCTCTGGTAACTCTGGTCTAAATATACCATCTTAATTAACTAAATTTAATGGAACAAAAAAATAATAATTTAAGTAAATTATACAATAAGTTATCTGTCAAAAGAGATGAGTTTTTAGATAGAGGACGAGAGTGTGCTGAGTTAACTTTACCAGCTATACTCCCACACGAAGGATTTGGTAGTAGTGATGACTTATATACACCATATCAATCTGTAGGTTCTAGAGGTGTTAACAACTTAGCGTCAAAATTATTATTATTATTACTTCCACCAAATGCACCATTTTTTAGATTAAGTTTATCAGGTAAAGTTAGAGAAGAATTAGAACAGGACCCTAAATTAAAAACTAGTGTAGAAAAATCTTTAGCTAAAATTGAAAGAGAAGTAATGAATGCTATTGAACAGAGTGCATTACGTGTACCTGTCTTTAGTGCATTAAAACATTTAATTATTACTGGTAATGTTTTGGTACATTTTCCAAAAGATGGTCAAATGAAAATTTATCCATTAAGTCAGTATTGTATTAAAAGAGATAGTCAAGGTAACTTATTAGAAATAGTAATTAAAGAAAGTGTATCGCCATTAAGTTTATCAGTTGAAGTAAGAGCTGCTTGTCAGGTTACAGATACAGATGAAGAAATAGATTTATATACTTGTATTAAAAGACAAGAAGATGGAAAGTACTCAGGTTATCAAGAGTGCAACAAAGTAGAAATACCAGGCAGTTACGGAACTTATAAAGAAGATGATTTACCGTACATACCACTTCGTATGATTAGAGTGGACACTGAGGATTATGGGCGATCATACTGTGAGGAGTTTCTTGGAGACTTAAAGTCGATTGAAGGTTTATCTAAAGCTTTATTAGAGTCAGCAGCAGCATCTTCAAAAGTAGTGTTTATGGTTAAACCAAATGCATTAACTAAAAAAAGAGATTTAGTTGAATCTGATAATGGTGATATTATTACTGGTGTTAGAGATGATGTTGCAGTTTTACAAACTGAAAAACAATACGATTTACAAATAGTTGAAAGAACTATTAATACAATAGCAGAAAGACTTTCTTATGATTTCTTATTACAAAGTGCAGTAACAAGAGATGCTGAAAGAGTAACTGCAGAAGAAATTAGAAAACTTGCAAATGAATTAGAGTCAGCTTTAGGTGGTATATATTCATTGTTGTCACAAGAATTACAATTACCTTTAGTTAACTTGTTAATGAAAAGATTATCTGCAAAACAGATGATACCTAAATTACCAAAAGGAAGTATACAGCCAACAATTATAACTGGTGTAGAAGCTTTAGGTAGAGGTAATGACTTACAAAAATTAAGAGAATTTGTTCAAGATATGACTGCATTAGCTGGAGTAAATCCACAAGCAGCTGAATTAATTAATATTAATGATTTAATAACTAGAATCGCTACTTCACACGGTATTGATACTGAGGGATTAATTAAAGATGAAGAGCAAATAGCACAAGAACAGCAACAAGCTCAAGCAGATCAAGCAGGTCAAGCTGCTATCGATCAAGGTATGGGTCCTGCAATTCAAGGTGCTGTTGACGGAGTTAGAGATGGTTCAGTAACTCCTGAACAAATATCACAAGCTGTACAGCAAATACCAGGAGGAAATTAATGGTAGAAAAAGTACAGGTGGAAACACCAGAACCAGTAGAACCAAAAGTTGAAGCACCTGCTGAAACTACTACTGAAGAAAAAGTTGAACAACCTAATGAAAAAATATTAGGTAAATTTGATACGCAAGAAGATTTAATTAAATCGTATCAAGAGTTAGAAAAGAAAATTAGTCAGCCTAAAACAGAAGATAAAGGTTTAGAAATAGAAGCTAAAGCTGAAGAAGCAGTAGCTCAAGCTGGTTTAGATATGACTGCTTTGCAAAGTGAATATGATACCAATGGTGAATTATCAGAAGATAGTATTAATAAATTAAATGCGGTTGGTATTGATAAAAATATTATTGATGCTTACATCGACGGTCAAACTGCTTTAGCACAAAATATAGAAACAGATATCAAAAATATTGTTGGTGGTAATGAACAGTACAAAGGTATGATGGAGTGGGCTAAAGAAAATTTAAGTGCTGAAGAAATATCAGCTTATAATAATACTGTTAATGGTAGAGATGTTGCGTCAGTTAAGTTAGCTGTAACAGGATTAAAAGCTCGTATGGAAGCTGGAAAAGAACCTAATTTAGTGCAAGGAAAAGCATCAACAACTTCTAATGGTTTTGAGTCTTGGGCTCAAGTTACAGAAGCTATGGCCGATCCAAGATACACTAAAGACCCTGCATATCAAGCAGAAGTACAAAGTAAACTAAGTAACAGTAATCTATAGGAGAGACTATGTATAAATCAAAAGGTAAAAAGAAAAAGACTTTAACAAAGAAACAAAAAACTTTGCCAGCATTTTTAAAAAAGAAAATTAAAAAAGCTAAGAGGTAGTAATGGCTAAAAAAGGACTCTATTATAATATTAATAAACGTAAAAAAGCCGGCACTTCTAGACCTAAGTCTAAAAGTACAATATCGAAGAAAGCCTATTCAAATATGAAAAAAGGTTTTCCTAAAAAGAAAAAATAAGTGGTAGCTAAAAAATACCAAAGTCCTTCTGGTGGCTTAAATGCCGCCGGAAGAAAACACTTTAATTCTAAAGGACATAAACTTAAAGCACCTGTAACAGGTAAACCTAAAGCAGGTTCAAAAGCTGCAGGAAGAAAAAAAAGTTTTTGTGCGCGTATGAGTGGAGTTAAAGGACCAATGAGAAAAAATGGCAAGCCTACTAGAAAAGCTTTAGCTTTAAGTAAGTGGAAATGCTAAAATAGTTGTGCAACCTTATTAGGTGGCAACTGAGTAAACATAACAAGATAATAAAACTTGGCCGTCTGCGGACGACAACCCTGAAAATAAAACAGAAAATGTTTCTCTTTAATTAATAACAATCATAATAACAAATAGGAGTATATTATGGCAAATGCAACACCTGCTAGTATTGGACGAGTAAATGCTAGTGGATCAGAAGATGCGTTATTTCTTAAGGTGTTTTCGGGAGAGGTTTTAACAGCTTTCGAAAGATCTAGTGTAACGCAAGGAGCAGAGATGGTTAGATCTATCTCTAACGGTAAGTCAGCATCGTTTCCAGTAATGGGAAGAATTTCTGCGGCATATCACACACCAGGCGCAGAGATCGTTGGATCAGACGTGAACCACAATGAGAAAGTTATTACAATTAACGATCTTTTAGTAAGTTCCGCGTTTCTTTCAAATATCGAAGAAGCTAAAAACCATTGGGACGTTAGAAGTTCGTACAGTGCCGAAATCGGCAGAGCTTTAGCTTTCCAAAAAGACAAACACGTTTTGCAAACTATTGGACAAGCAGCACAAGCAGCAGCTAATATCACTGGTGGAGATGCAGGAACAGTATTAACTAATACTGGTATTGCGTCAGCAACAGCAGCGACAGCAGCAAACGCAATGATCGATTCATTGTTTGATGCAGCTTCAGCTTTAGACTCTCACTACGTTCCAAAAGAAGGTAGAAAAGCGTTTATTAGACTTGAAGAATACTACAAATTAGCAAACGCAACTAATGCAGTTAACATTGACTTTAGTGGTGGAGCTAACGGTGGAGTAGCAGAAGGTAAAGTTATGAGAGTAGCTGGAATTGAGTTAATTCCAACTGCACATTTCGTTTCATCTAACATCACTACTGGTGCAGATGCAGGTTCAGCAACTCAAGGTGGTTCAACACCTCAAGCTGTTAACTTAGCTAACTACGTTTGTTTAGTGTCACACCCATCAGCAGCGGGTACGGTTCAGCTTATGAATCTTGCAACTGAGATGGAATATGACATCAGAAGACAAGGTACGTTAATGGTTGCTAAGTACGCTATGGGTCATGGCGTCCTAAGACCAGAAGCAGCAGTAGGTATTAAAGAAGCGTAATTTTTTATTGCGTTCTTTTATTGGGAGGCGAGGAAACACAGACAACTCGCCTTCCAAACAATCACAAAATTTAAAATTATATGGCTACACAAATAACAAATACAAGTGAATTACAAGCTATTAATACTATCTTAAGTATTATTGGTGAAGCACCAGTATCTTCTATTACAACTAATATTGGATCAGATGTTTCTATTGCAAAACAAATATTAGATGAAAGTTCTGTATCAGTGCAAAGTAAAGGTTGGAATTTTAATACTGAAGAAAGTTATTCTTTAGCTATAGATAGTAACAGTAAAATTCCAGTACCATCAAATTGTGTATGGTTAACTACAAGACCAGAAGACTCAACTTTAAAAGTAATAATAAGAAACGGATTTTTATACAACAAAGAAAAACACACAGATATTTTTGATGCAGCTGTTAAAGTTGATATGATTATATTGTTACCATTTACTGAATTACCAGAATTTGCAAGAAGATATGTTGTAACTGTAGCTGGTCGTAGATTTCAAGCAAGATATTTAGGCTCAAAAGAATTAGCTGGTTTTAGTGAAGCAGACGAATTAGCGGCACTTACTACTTGTGAACAATTAGATGCAGCTAATGAAAAACAAAATATTCTAAAAGGAGACGTAGCAAACCGTATCGTATTTAGAAATAATCATCGAAGGTTTTATTAATGACAGTAGTATCAACTTCTATTCCAAATTTAGTTAATGGAATATCGCAACAAAATCCTACGCAAAGAAATATTACTCAAGCAGAAGCTCAAGTAAATGCACAAAGTTCTATTGTAAAAGGTTTAAGTAAAAGGCCACCATTAGAATTTGTAGCTAATATTTCTTCAAATCAAGCGTATTCAACAAATACAGCAGTTCACCCATTTATAAGAGATGGTAATAACCAATATATAATTACTGTTTATAATGGTGGAATTAAAGTATTTAATCTTAGTGGAACAGAGCAAACTACAAACATTTCATCAGGCTCTAGCTATTTAGCGTCCACAAATCCAAAAGAAGACTTTAAATTTGTTAGTGTTGGTGATTATACATTTATTTTAAATAAATCTATTAAGCCTGCAATGACTAGTGCAACTACTGCTGCAAAAGTTAATGAAGCTTTAGTTTCATTTAAAAATGCAAATTACGGTAGAACTTATAGTGTAACTTTAAGTCACCCAAGTATGAACAGTGGTAATCCAATTACAAGTTCATTTACAATGCCACCAGGTGATAATGTAGCAACTCAAGGTGGACTTAGAGATACAGCTAAAATTGCAACAGCAGTTAGAACACATAGTGGTGGTTCACCAGGAACTTATGGTGGAACTGCATTAAACGCATCACCAATATCAAGTTATTTTACAGTTACTCAATATGACTCTGTATTACATATTAAACCTACAGATAATAATGCTAACTTTACAATTACATCATCTGATGGAGCTGGTGATACAGCTATGTATACAGTTAGAGATGAAGTAAATGATTTTACTAAATTACCTTACTACGCACCAATAGGAACTATAATTAAAGTTACAGGTGATGAAGGTGAAACAGATTCAGAATATTATGTATCATTTTCTGGTAACGGTGTTTGGTCAGAAACTATTGGTCCTGGAACTAAAACATCACTTGATGCGGCAACAATGCCTCATGCAATAGTTAGAGAAACTAATGGTTCATTTACTTATGCACCATTAACTTGGACTGACAGAATAAGTGGAGATAGTGATACAAACCCAGATCCAACATTTGTAGACAAAACAGTTAACAATATTTCTTTTTATAAAAATAGACTAATTTTATTAGCAGATGAAAATATTATATTTTCTGAAGCTGGTTCTTATTATAATTTCTTTGCAACATCAGTTGCAGCTCAACTAGATACAGATCCAATTGATTTAGCTGCAAGTTCAAATGAAGTTAGTATTTTAAAACATGTAATACCTTACAACGAAGAATTACTTTGTTTTTCAGATAGAGCTCAATTTAAAATTGAAGCAACAGAAGCAGGATATTCACCGAGTGGAACTGGTATTACTTTATCAACTAGGTTTCAACATGACCCAAAAGTCACACCAGTAGGTGCGGGTAATTATATTTATTTTACTCAAGCTAAAGGTGCAAGTACAGCAGTACAAGAATACTTTGTAGAACCAGATACATCTAATAATGATGCTGCAGATATAACAGTAGGTGTACCAACTTTTATACCAACTAATTGTCATAAGTTAATATCAAATACAATTGAAGATACTATATTAGCTTTAGTTGATGATGGTCTTGATAGTAATTTAGCACCTTATACAGCATCAAGTAATGTGTCACCAACAAATGCAAACCGCTTATATGTTTATAAATATTTTTGGAACGCAAATGAAAAAGTACAAAGTGCTTGGTCATATTGGGATTTTGCGGGTGTACAAATTATTAGTGCAATAACGTATGAATCTAGTGTTTATATATTAGCTAATGAAAGACAAAATTGTAAATTATATAAGCTTGATTTAAGAAACTTAGAAGATGATACTTTAGGTATTAATATTTATTTAGATCAAAGAGTTAAACTAAGTGGAACTTATGATGCTGCAACTGGACTTACAACGTTCACAATGCCTTATACAGTCAACACTGGTTTACAATGTATAAATGCTACTAATGGCGCAGATATAAGTATTAATACTCAATCTGGCACTACTGTTACAGTAAAAGGTAATGTTGCATCAGCTTATTTAGGATTTAACTTTCAAACTTTATATACACTATCAACACAATATTTAAGAGAACCAGGTAAACAAGGTGGTTTAACTGCTTTAACAAGTGGAAGATTACAAGTTAGAACTATGAGTTTTGACTATGTTAATACTGGTTTCTTTCAAGCAACAGTTTCACATAATAACAGAACAGATAAAACATATTCATTTAACGGATATATTATTGATAATTCTACTTCTATTATTGGTAACCCAGTTATTACAACAGGAACATTTAGAATACCTGTACAAGCACAAAATACACAACACTCTGTAACATTAAAAACTTCATCTTATTTACCAGCAAACATTGTTGGAGCTGAGATGGAGGGATTTTATTACAGAAGATCACAACGTGCCTAATGCAGTACCGTTTGTTCGTGAAGCTATACTAGAAGATGCAATAGTATTATCAAAGCATATTAGAAAATTAGATAAATTAGAAATTAAATACTCACATAACATATCACCAATAGGTGCATTGATGTCAGCGTTTCAAACACAAAATGGTAAAAATTATTCTATCGTAGATGATGATGGTTATGTTTATGCAATGTTTGGTGTCAGTGATTGTTTAGAAAATAAAGGTTATGGAGTTATTTGGTTGTTGTGTTCAGAAGAACTAAAAAAGTTTCCAAGACGTTTTTATATTGAAAGTAAATATTGGTTAGATGTTTTGCAACAAGACTACAAAATTATTTATAATTATGTTTATGAAAAAAATTGGTTGTCTTTAAAATGGTTGCAACTGTGTGGTTTTAAACCAGTTAAAAAAGTTAAAGTAGGAATTAAAAATAAAAATTTTATATTAATCTCAAGAGAAAGAAAAAATAGTAATGTGTAATCCAATGGCAATGGCTGTAACAAATTTTGCAGTTCAAACTATATCAGCAAAAGCTGAATATGACGATGCTAAAGATAGAGCTCGTATACAGAGAGAAAATAATGAGAAAGCTAGAAAGTCAGCAGAAATGGCTTACTTATCAGACTTAGGTAAATTAGATATAGAGCAGCAACAAAAACAAAAAGAAATTGCTATACAAAAAGAAAAGAAAGAAACAGAATTAATTAAAAAACAAAGTGAAGGTTATTTAGCAGGACTTGAAAAAGGTAATGCAAACATAAATGCTGTATTAAGAGATATTGGTTATGATTATCAATCAGATTTCTTAACTCAAAAAGCAGCAGTTGAAGATATTAATACACAAACAATATTTGGCTATACAGATGCTTACAGAGCTATGGAAAGATCTTACGCATCACTTAAACAACCTGTAATGCCAAGTAAAACTGCAATGGCTCTTAAAATCGCTGGAGCTGGAGTAAACACAAAAGCTAAATATGACAGCGGTTATTACGGTAAAACATAATGGCTATTAGGTATCAATCGGGTTTTATAGGTTCTCAAACTGTGTCAAGAGATAGTGAGGCTAAAGCTTTAGTAGATGGATTAAATACATTTGCTAGAGGTTTTGATACGTTTGCAAAAGTTAAAGGTGATAAAATTACAAAAGAAACTACACAAGACGCAGAAAAAGCAGCAAGACTAGATAACTTAAAATCATATCAAGATGGTGTAGATAGTGGACAAATAGATGCTACTAAATCAGAATTTTGGATTTCAGTATATGATAATGTTAAAGGTCAAAATGCAGGAGCAGAATTTAAAACTAAAAAAGCTTTAGCATATAATGAGTGGTGGGCAGAAAATGCAGAAAATGATGATTTAGATGGTAGTGCATATACAGCTTGGTCAGCAGACTTTGATTCACAATATATTGAGGCTAACAAAAATCAGTCTTCGTTTTTCTTAAAAGGTCTTGATGGTTATATCAGAGCTACTAATCAACAAATGGCTGGTAGTTATGCATCATCAAATGCTTTAAAATTAAAAACTAAAGGTAAGAATAATTTAATTCAAGCTTTAGAAAGTGTAGTTGGTACTGATGAAGTTACAACTAAAATAGCTGAACTAGATGTTAAAACAAACTTAAGTAGATTTTTAGATAAAGAAGAATTTAATGGTGCAGTTATTCAAGCGTACAAAAATAAAATTGCAAGACTAGCACTTAAAGGAGATCCAGCAGCAGACTACGACACAGCATTAGCTTTAGTAGATGAATTAATTGGTTTTAAAAGAACTAATGGTTCTAAAATTGTTAATGGTAAATCAGTAGAAGAATTAAATAATTTAAAACAAACTTTAGAAACAGAAGAGATACAACATCAAATGGCTATGAAAAAAGTATCTGATACTGTTGTTGTTCAAGACTGGTACAAACAAGAAGAAAGAGTATTAACTAAAAAAGTAGGTTTTGATTTTGTTACAGGTGTTGGTGAACAAGATGGTTTAGAAAGAGCTAACTTAGCTAAAGATGAATACAGCAAAAGAGTTAAAGCTTGGATGAAAATTAATGGTGATCAACCTGTAGAATACCAAAAAGCATTTTTGTCAGAATTAAAAACTGATTTAATGAATAAGTATTTTGATCAAGATATACAAACTTTAACTATGTATAATTCTCGTACTAATAATTTTAATATTAAAAGAGAAGCTGCAACAATTGCATCTGATATAGCATTACATCAACAAGATCCAAATGACGAACGACTTATGGAAGACTATGGAACTATAGCTAAACTAAATGGTTATGTTGATGCTAATGGTAATGTTACACCAAAAACTATCGGTGATCTACTAGTTGATCTTGATAAATTATACGGAAGTAATTAATGACAAATGAAGAATACTTAAAGAAAAAAGCGGAAGAGTGGAAAAGAAATAATCCTAATATAGAACCAAAAGATGTTGGTTTAATTAAAAATAAAAAACCAGATGATTTTAATACTTGGGATATTGCTAAAGATATGGCTATGTCAATACCAGAAGGCTTAGTTAATGTAGCAGAATTTACTGGAGATTATATAGAAAGAAATTTCCCACAAGTAACTGAAAAAACAAGACGTTTTAGATTTGATGGTTGGGGTGATGGTGAAGTTAAAATGAATGACTTTATACCAAGAATGTTATCTGGTGATGAAAGAGAAGAAGCACTAAGAAATTTTAATCCTGACGACAGACAAATGTTTCACGTTCATAAACCAGAAACTACAGCAGGTACAATGACTGAAGGTGTATCAAGATTTATTTTTGGTATGCTTGGTCCATCAAAATTTTTAAAAGGAGTAGGACTTGGTGGTACAATAGTTAAAGCAGGTTTAAGAGGTACAACTGCAGGAGCTGTTGCAGACGCTACTATTTGGGACCCAAATGAAGGTCGTTTATCAGATTTATTAGTTGAGTCAGATTCAATTTTATTAAATAACGCAGTTACACAATATTTAGCTTCAGATGAAGATGATACTGCTAATGAAGCTGCATTAAAAAATGTATTAGAAGGCTTAGTAATTGGTGGACCTTTAGAAATTTTAATGGGAATTAAAGCTATTAAAAATGCTAGAAAAACAAAAGACTTATCAAAAAAAGAAAAAATTTATAAAGAAGCCGGTGAAGTAATAAAAAATAAAACTGAAATAGTTAAAATATCAAAAGCTAGAACTGAGCTTATAGAAAAAGCAAAAGAACTTGGTAACGAAGTTGATAATGTAAAAATTGAAAAGTTACAAAAACAAATAGAAAAATTAAGTAAGAAAGTTGCTAAAGTAGATTTAAAAGAAAACAAAGCTATCAATGTAAATAAAATTGATAAGTCATTAAAAGTTGCAAAAAAGACAGCTAAAAAAGATACTGAAAGTTTTTTAAAAAGTATTTTAAATGTAAAAGCTTTTAAATCTGGTACTCATGTTTTAAGAACTATAGATCAAATAGCAGAAAACTTTGATGATAGTTTAAAAACTTTTTTACAAGATGATGTATTAACTAATGCAGCAGCTAAAGATTTAGCAAAAATATTAGCAACTACACCTGAAGCTTTATTAAGAGCTTTACCAAAAGCTACAGCAGATGCAGATCAAGCTGTTATTCGTATGTTAGCTACTAAACAAGTTTTAAACGATATTGCTGTACAATTTCAAAAAGTGTCAACTAAATGGGCAAAAGCATTTGGAGATCAGAGATCAAACTGGACACCACAAGCTTTAGAAGAAGTAGCTAAATATACACAAATTATAAGAGAAGCAACTACCGCATTAAAAAAGCAAGTAAGAGGAGCTGCTAGGACTACACAAGCAGGCAGAGTAAAAGGTTTAAGTGGTACTGGACAAGTTATTGATGTTCAAAAAGTATCAGATACTATTTTAAATTTTAAAGGTGATGCGGTTACTATTGCAAACAAAGTAGCAAAATTAAAAACAGCAGATGACGTTATAGATGCTGCAGGTAAAACAAGAGCTCAAAAAGCTATTGAAGTTACAAACAGTATTTATATTAACTCTTTACTATCAGGTATATGGACTAATGTTGTTAACATGACTTCAGGTTTATACGAGATAGCTTATAGACCTTTAGAATTAATTGGTGGTGGAGTTGTTAACAGAGACGCAAGATCAATAGCTTTAGGTTTAGCTCAATATCGTGGGTATGTGATGAACGCAAAACAAACTTTGCGTATGGTAGCCTTAGCATTTAGACAAGGCGATGCAGTTTTAGATCCACTAATGAGAACACAAGACAATTTAGAAATAAGAAATGGTAAAGCAGTAAAACCAATATCAGGTGAAAATTTAGGTTTTGATGGTAAAGCCGGTACTATAGTTGATTGGCTTGGAAGATTTTTAGAGTTACCATCAAGATTACTTTTAACAGGTGATGAGATGTTAAAACAAATTAACTTTAATGGTTACTTGCATCGTGAAGCTGTAGAAAATTCTTTAGATAAAGGATTAAAATATGGAACTAAAGAATTTAATAAAAATGTAGAAAATATTATGAATAGTGGTTTGTTACCAAATGGTAAAGCTAATGTAGAAATACCGATGGTAGCAAAAGCAGTTGAAGAAGCTAGAGTTTCAACATTTACAAATAATCTTAAAGATGGCTCATATAGAAATTGGGGTTCTAATATTGAAAACTTTTTTAATCGTATGCCTGAATTTAGATTTATAGCACCATTTATTAGAACACCTACAAACTTATGGAGACACTTTGGTAATCGTATTCCTGGTTTAGGATTTTTTACTAAACAAAATCAAGACTTATGGAAATCAGGTGACCCAAGAGCTAGATCAGAAGTTATTGGTCGTCAAATGATAGGTATGGCTGTAGCTATATATGCGTTTGATAATGCAACTAGTTATGTAGAGATAAAAGACGAAAATGGAAAAGTCATAGGTAAGTTACCAAAAATGACTGGTGCAGGTCCAAGAGATAAAGAAACTCAAAACATTTGGAGAAAAACTGGTTGGCAACCTTATTCAATATTAGTTGATGAAGGTAATGGTAAGTATGTATACAAAGCTTATAATAGATTAGATCCAAGATTTTTTGCTCAAGGTATAATTGCTGATTTAGTAGAAAATGCTAGAAACATAAACGAACAAGATAAATATCCAATATGGGCAGCAGCAGTTTTATCTGTAATGAAAGGTATTACTGATAAATCTTATACACGAGGTATAGCTGAATTTGGTGAACTTGCAGGTGATCTAACACCAGCAGGTGTTTCAAGGTTTGTTGGAAATACATTGGGTAACTTTGTTCCTTATGCTTCATTAAGAAGTCAAGGTATTCCAAAAATATTACCAAAAGATAAAAGTGTTTATGAAACAAGAGATTGGGTTGATAAATTATTTGCTAAAGCAGGAGCTACTGAAGGTTTAGAATTAAAGAGAGATGCATTTGGAGCTATCATAGAAAAGAAAACTACAGGATTTTATAACAACATTGATGGTTGGGGTTCTATATTCTCTGGACCTTGGGGTGTAGGTTTAAAATCAGAACTAGATACAGACAAAAAGTTTATATTAGAGATAGCATCTTTAAAAGTTCCATTGTCACCACCAGATCCAATTAAATTTAAAACTATAGATTTAAGAGATTTTAAAAACAAAAAACGAGAAACTGATGGTAAGCAATCAGCTTATGATTATTGGCAAGAACAAATTGGTGTAGTTAAACTTGATGGCAAAACTATAGAACAATATTTAGAAAAAAAGATGCAAGGCAGATCTTGGGAAAAGAGAAGTCAAGGTGATTTAAACTTTGATGGTGGTAAAGAAATGCTTATTAAAAAATGGCATGGAGCATTTGTTAAGAAAGCTTATGCAGAAATGCTTAAAAAATATCCTGAAGTAAAAGAAGCTATTAAAGAAGCTCAAAAGTACAAAGGTCAACTTAAAAAGAACGTTCCATCAGGGTCACGTTTAGATAAAAACAAGCAAGATTTGGAGAAGATTTTATTATATTAATACATGGCTAATTCATTTTTAGAGTATACGGGTAACGGCAACACAACTGCCTTTTCGATCACATTTGATTATTTAGACGCATCACATATTGCGTGTACAGTTAATGGTGCATCTACATCATTTACTCTTAGTAATGGTGGAGCTACAGCTAATATAAGTCCAGCACCAGCAAATGGAGCTGCAATTAGATTTACAAGAACTACATCACAATCTACAAGATTAACAGATTATGTAGCAGGTTCAGTATTAAAAGAAGAAGACTTAGATACTGATAGTAAACAAGCTTTCTTTATGGGACAAGAAGGCCTTGATACTATTGGAACTAAAATGGGTCAAAGTACAGTTAACTTTCAATTTGATGCCATCAATAAAAGAATTATAAATGTTGCAGACCCAGTAGATAATACTGATGCTGTTAACAAACAATTTATATCAAATAATATACCTAATATTAATACAGTAGCAGGTATAAGTGCTGATGTAACTTCTGTTGCAGGTATAAGCTCTGATGTTACTGCGGTAGCTAATGATGCTACCGATATAGGTACAGTAGCTAGTAACATAGCTGATGTATCAACTGTTGCTACAAATATAAGTGATGTAGTTACAGTAGCAAATGATTTAAATGAAGCAATTTCTGAAATAGAAACTGCGGCTAACGATTTAAACGAAGCAACTTCAGAAATAGATACTGTTTCAAATAATATAGCTAATGTTAATACAGTTGGTACAAATATTGCCAATGTAAATACTGTTGCAGGAAATAATACAAACGTAACAACAGTTGCTAGTAATAACGCTAACATATCGACAGTAGCAGGAATATCAGCTAATGTAACTTCAGTTGCAGGTATATCAGCAGATGTAACAAGTGTTGCTAATGATGCTACAGATATAGGAACAGTTGCTACAGATATTGCAAACGTAAATACAGTTGCAACTAATGTTGCTAATGTAAACACAGTAGCAGGAAACAATGCTAACATTACAACAGTAGCAGGAGTAAACGCAGACGTTACAACTGTTGCAGGTATTTCTTCTGATGTAACTTCAGTTGCAAATAACAATGCTAACGTAACGACAGTTGCAGGTTCAATAGCTAACGTAAATAATGTTGGTGGTTCTATAGCTTCAGTTAATACTGTTGCTTCAAACCTTGCTTCAGTAAACAGTTTCGCAAATACATATTTAGGTGCTAGTGCAACTGCACCAACACAAGACCCAGATGGTTCAGCTTTAGATTTAGGGGATTTATATTTTGATACAGCTTCAGACACCATGAAGGTCTACTCAAGTGGTGGTTGGATAAACGCAGGTTCAGCAGTTAATGGAACAGCAAACAGATTTAAGTACACAGCAACAGCAAGTCAAACAACATTTACTGGTGCTGATGATAATGGAAATACTTTAGCCTACGATAGTGGGTTTGCAGATATTTATTTGAATGGAGTTAAACTTGTAAATGGTTCAGACTTCACAGCTACTACAGGTACTTCAATAGTATTAGCTAGTGGTGCTTCAGCTAACGATATTTTAGAGGTGATTGCTTATGGTACATTCACTTTATCTAACTTTAGTATTACAGATGCTAATGATGTTCCTGTTCTAGGTTCAGCAGGTCAAGCATTAGTAGTTAATTCTGGTGGAACAGCTTTAGAATTTTCTAATGCTTCTTCAGCAGAAGTTTATGGATTTCACAAAGATAGTAATGGAGACTTAATAGTCACTACTACTA